ATATTGACGGCTCATTGATTCCTCATGGCAACTGCGTAAAGTTTCTCTGACGCTGACAGGCAATTGAGCGTTGGGCGAACGGTGGATGCGGATGGCGAATTCAATCGACAGACTATTTGAAAGAGTACTTTCCCAGTTACCTGACCCGGACATTGGCGCTGATCCAGCCTGGCCAGATCTTTCTGATGATTTTGACGACGTAATCGATAACCCGCCGGAAACCGACAACGACCAGCTTTCACCTTATCAGGATATCTCTACTCGCGATCGAGTAATCGATCGGATGACGGGCACACTTACAGTTCCCGAACCAAATGGCGACGACAAAGACCTCGTTGAGGGCGGCATCAGGTCGCGAGGCTTTGAAGCAATTGCCTTTTACAAGTCCAAGAGATTTCAAAATCGTAGGCCCTTCGTCGGCAGATGGGGCATCTTCTACATCAACGAGGGGCTGTCCCACGTTGCGTGGCAGATATCCCAAACCTACCCCGGGTATGCTGACCCTCGGGCCTTGGCTCGAGATTTCCTGCGAGCTCACGAGCACTTCCATTTTCAGGCTGATATCCAGACCCTGATGCTGGAGGCCACCCAAGGGAAGCATCTCTACATTCCGACAAGGCAGCGCTTCAGGCGAGCCAGGTCGCATTTCGTCGAGGAATCCATCGCCAATCGGCAGGCATACGATTGGGCAAAGCGAATGAGCGTGGGGCTCGAGGAATTCGCCCATGATTTCATGCTTTGCCAACCGAATGCTTATGCGAGGTTTTTGGAGCCGATTGCAGATCTGACCGGCGAGTGGGTGGCGAATGTGCTTGACGGCCAGCCACCCAAATCCCTGCCACGATACGATCTCGCGCCGTGGGTTCAGAGTGTCCCTAAGGAGTTCATGCGGAGGTCGTTGTGTCCTGAGTGGGTCATATTCCCGCGGAAACTCAGCGATTGGATCGACCCGGCTTGCATAACGCCGCCGGTCAGCGAGATCGTTGATGACGACAAAGTTGTGAAGACTTTGGCCAAAAAACTCCGGAATCTCCAGCAGCCTTGGGAAAACACGAAGACTAAGCTTCGGATTAACAAGGATATGCCGGGTCTGAATTTTAAGCCGTGGAAGCCGCACGGCCCCCGGTGCTACTCAGTGAAGGTCGATGAAGGAAATCGCGCACACCTAGAGAATCTGGGAAGCGGGAAATGGTTGGCCTATGAAATCGGTGGTCACAGAGAATTGGGGCACGGCTGAACCCCGAGCCTCCGGATATATTCCGCGACCGCGCGGTCGTCGTGCTGTCGCCCAGCGATCGCAGCGGTTGCAGGCCGAACCACTGTGCCGGGATTGTGCAGATCGAGGCATTGTTCGGGCAGCCTCCGTCCCTGATCACATTGTTCCGTTGAGCCGCGGCGGATCGGATGAAGACAGCAACATCCGTTGCCTGTGCGCCGACTGCCACCGGGACCGTACGGCCGAGCAATTTGGTCTGCGCCGGACGGTCGGCACTGGCCAGGATGGATGGCCGATGGGCTGATCAGGTCGGGGGGCCTCGCAAACTCTGGGGCCTGCGGGACGGAAACCGCGCTTGGTCCAAAAAACACGCAACCGCGAGTTGGCGACCGGGGGTCAAAATCTGGAAAGTCCATCAATTCCATCTATTTGACTGGATAGCAGGTTGGAAAAGAGCGTTAGTCGTTTCACCAAAACGAAAGCGACGCGAATGACCAACTCTACCATTCCAACCGCCAACGAAGCCTGGGGCTTCTTCGGCACCACAGGCGGTTTCGCGGACGCCCAGGCAGCTTGGGCCATCGCGCTTCCCGCGGTCGCGAAGGCCACCGGCGGCAGCGCCGAAGGAGTTCGGGATTTTCTCGACAGCCGGCACGGACGCCACCTCGCCGACGACGTCGCGAACGGCATCCACAGCGGCAGCGACCTCAAGGCTGCCATTGACGCGGCAATCACCCGCTGGATGGGCTGGACCATCAACCGCGCCACTTCGCGCGACCACGGCATTCCGGTCGGACTGCCTTACCTGACAGGCTTTGTCGGCCTCTACGAAATCTTGGCAGACGCGGAATGAGCGCGGGCATCACCAGCACGGTCCGCCTTGCGATCCGCACGTTGCCAGAGAACTTCGACCGTAGCCGAATTGGTGTGGTGCTCGAGACGATCGAGCAGGAACTTTATGAAAGCGGCGTTTACGCCAGCGCCTCCGCTGACAGCATGACCATAGAGATCACGGTCCAGACCGACCAGTTGCTCGACGCCGCCAAGGTGCTGAACGAGCTCGAACTGGTCTGACCCGAGGGCAATAGCCCCCCATCGACCCTTCGACCTGACAATTTGACCACGCGCCGCGAGCCTGAAGGCTTGCGCGGCCAAACGCTATCCAAGGATATTTATGGATCAGAACTGGCCGGCCCAGAGCAGCGAGCTCTGGCCGATAGAGAAGATCACGCCCTATGCGCGCAACTCCCGCACGCACTCGGATGAACAGGTTGCGCAGATCGCTGCCTCAATCCGTGAATGGGGCTGGACCAATCCGATCCTCGTTGATGAAGATGGCGGGCTGATTGCTGGCCATGGACGTCTGCTTGCTGCGCGCAAGCTGGGGCTGACGAAGATACCGACCATGGTCGCCAAGGCCTGGAGCGAGGCCCAGAAAAAGGCCTACGTCATCGCCGACAACAAGCTGGCGCTGAACGCCGGCTGGGACCTTGAACTGCTCGCCGTCGAACTTGGCGATCTGCAGGGTTTCGATTTCGACCTGATGCTGACCGGGTTCTCGGACGACGAGTTGTCAAAGCTGCTGACCGAGAAGACCGATGGCCTGACAGATCCGGATGAGATTTCCGATGTGCCAATCGAGCCAGTCGCCAAGCCTGGCGATGTCTGGCTGCTTGGCAAGCACCGGCTGGCCTGCGGCGACAGCACCGATGCCGACACCGTCGCAAAGGCACTGAACGGCGTCACGCCTCACCTGATGGTCACCGATCCTCCCTACGGCGTCGAGTATGACCCGGCTTGGCGTGAAAAGGCCGGCGTTGGCGCATCCGGAACCGCCAAAGGCAAAGTTCTGAACGACGACAATGCCGACTGGCGCGAAGCCTGGGCGCTGTTCCCGGGTGACGTCGCCTATGTCTGGCATGCAGGGCTGTTCGCCGGTGTCGTGGGTGACAGCCTCGCCGCCTGTGATCTCCTGCTGCGCTCCCAGATCATCTGGGACAAAGGCCAACTCGTGCTCTCACGCGGTGATTATCACTGGGAGCATGAGCCTTGCTGGTACGCCGTAAAAAAGGGCGCGAAGGGCCATTGGGCCGGTGACCGTAAGCAGACCACGATCTGGCACATTCCCAAGCCCAAGAAGAACGAGACCGGACATGGGACCCAGAAGCCGGTCGAGTGCATGAAGCGCCCTATCGAGAACAATTCCAGCCCGGGACAAGCGGTCTACGAGCCGTTTTCTGGCTCGGGCACCACGATCATCGCCGGTGAAATGACCGGCCGCTCGGTCCACGCGATTGAGCTCAACCCCGCCTATGTCGATGTGACCATCAAGCGCTGGCAGGATTTTACTGGCAAGGCTGCAACCCTCGAAGGCGATGGCCGGACATTTGACGACATCGCTGGGATCGTCAGCAGCGATGCCCCCGCCAATACCGATCCCATCTCAGAGCCCACCCACCCCTGACCATGGCGCAAGAGATATCGCCAGATTTCGGGGACACGCACCAGGCAGCCGTCCGCGAACCACCGGCACCACCTTCTGAACGGCACTGCATTGCCGGACCGCTTACAAGAATATGCCCTTCACGCGACACGCCGACCGGGCGACCGATCAGCCTGACCAGCGCATCTCGAGCTTCTTCCGCTGAGGCACGCGGACATGGTTGATTGGACCTGCAGCTGCCGTCCGCTTCGCGGGCAGCGATGCCGGACAGGCGGATGCGCGGACCTTCGGCGCACCAGACCGGCCCATCGCCGTCCCAGACCCGGGTCGGCGTGCAAGTAAACGTTGTGCCCTGCGGTGCAATCACTGCGGCGGCGGCCATGATCAGAAATTCAAATATCGTCGTGTCCTCGGATTTTGGAGGCTTGGTACCGGTCAGGCGCGAGACATAGAGGAAGGCGCTCGGCCATGAAACCCGGCACAAAACCCAAGCCCACCCATCTCAAATTGGTCACCGGCAATCCCGGCAAACGGGCGCTGAACCGCAAAGAGGCCAAGGCCAAAGCGGCGATACCCGCTCCGCCAGTCCACCTCACGGCCGACGCGGTCGAGGAATGGAACCGGGTCGCAACGGATCTCTACAATCTGGGCGTTCTCTCCGAGATCGATCGGGCGGCACTCGCGGCCTACGCCCAGGCCTACGGCCGCTGGGTTCAGGCCGAGCGGGCGATCGCCAAGATGGCCGAGAAGGACCAGCTGACCGGCGGTCTGATGATCAAGACATCGAACGGCAACGCAATCCAGAACCCGCTGGTGGGCTCCGCCAACAAGGCGGCGGCGGACATGATGCGTTACGCTGCAGAATTCGGGATGACGCCCAGTGCCAGGAGCAGGATCGCGGCCGCGCCGCCAGAGGACGGCGGCGACCCCGCCGACCGCTTCTTCGCCTGACCGGACGCTGGCTTACGCCGAGGCTGTGGTGTCGGGTGAGATTGTTGCCGGGCCGCATGTTCGCAATGCCTGCAAACGGCACATCGCGGACCTCAAGCGCAGGGACGGCATCTGGTTCGACCAGGATGCAGCAAACCATGGCTTCGCCTTTTTCGAGGAGGTGCTGAAGCTTTCTGAGGGCCAGTTCGAAGGCCAGCCCTTTGAGCTCCAGCCGAGCCAAGCTTTCATCGTCGGCTCGCTGTTTGGCTGGAAGCGCAAGGACGGCAGACGCCGGTTTCGCCGCGCTTACATCGAACAGGGAAAAGGCAACGGCAAATCGCCGATCGCTGGCGGCATTGGCGTTTACGGGATGACCGCCTGCAAGGAGGCTGGCGCACAGATCTATGCGGCGGCCGCGAAGAAGGAGCAGGCCAACATCTTGTTCCGCGATGCGGTGAAGATGGTGCGGCAATCTCCGGCGCTGGCACGGCGGCTCGAGTTTTCCGGCGGTCCTGGCCGCGAGTTCAACATCGCGCATCTGCCATCGGGTAGTTTCTTCCGCCCGGTGTCGCGCGATACGGGCAAGACTGGTTCCGGCCCTCGGCCATACTTTGTGCTGGCCGACGAGGTCCATGAGCTTCCAGACCGCTCGATCATCGAGATGCTGGAGCGCGGCTTCAAGTTCCGCCGCGATCCGCTTCTGTTCATGATCACCAACTCGGGCTCAAACCGAAATTCAGTCGCCTGGGAGGAACATGAACACGGGGTGCGGGTGGCAGCCGGCAATCCTGATGCGGTGACCGATCCGACTTACCTCGGGCAGGTCATCGACGACACGACGTTCAGCTATGTCTGCGCGCTCGATGAAGGCGACGATCCGCTGAGCGACCCTAGTTGCTGGATCAAGGCCAACCCACTCCTGGGCGTCACGATCACGGAGCAATATCTCTCGGAGGTTGTGGCCCAGGCCAAAGCCATTCCGGGGCAATTGAACGGGATACTGCGGCTGCATTTCTGCATCTGGACCGACGCCGAGACAGCCTGGATGGCACGGGCAACGCTGGAACCGCTGCTCGCCGAGTTCGAACCAAAGGCAGGCCAGCCGGTCTGGCTCGGGCTCGATCTCAGCCAGAACCGTGACCTGACCGCACTGGCTGTTGTCCAGCGCAATGGCGAGAAGAACGGCAAGCCCTGCTTTGATGCTTGGGTCGAGGTCTGGACTCCGGGCGATACGCTCAGTGCCAGAGTGCTGCGTGACAAGCAGCCCTACGACGTATGGGTGGCCGGTGGATTTCTGAATGCACCGCCGGGCGAGAACATCAGCTTGCGCCAGGTTGCGCAGGCGCTGGCTGAACTAGACAGCGATTATCGCGTCGAGACCGTGGCCTACGACCGTTACGCGTTTCGCCGATTTGAAGAGGAAGTCAGTGAGCTCGGGCTGTCGGTCAATTTCATCGAGCACCCCCAAGGCGGCACCAAGCGCGGCAAACCTCACGACGGGATGAGCGAAGGCCTGTGGATGCCAGGGTCGCTGCGGCATTTGGAAGAGCTGATCCTGGAAGGCCGGATCCGGCTCAAACGCAATCCAGTGCTGATCTCGGCGATGATGTCGGCGGTCACCGAGACTGATCGCTGGGACAACAAGTGGCTCTCCAAGCAGCGGGCCATCAACAAGATCGACGCAGCCGTAGCGCTGTGCATGGCAGTGGGGGCAGCAATGGCGGGCGACACCTCCGGATCGATCGATGACTGGCTGAAGAGCCTTCATTCATGAACCTCTTCCAGAAGGCCTTAAGATACGTCGCGCGCTCCATCGGCCTTACCGACCCCAGGCTGGTGCAGGCGGCGGGCGGACGCACGACCACGACCGGCGAACTTGTCTCGACCACCTCGGTGCTGGGGCTGGCGTCCGCCTGGGCCTGCGTCAATCTTCTCGCCGGCACGATCGCCTCACTGCCGCTCATGGTCTACCGGACCCGGAGCGGAGCGCGGACGGTTGCCACTGACCATCCGCTTTACCGGATCCTTCACGACAGCCCGAACGCCGACCAGACTGCGGTCGATTTTTGGGAGTTCATCTGCGCCTGCATTGAACTGAACGGCAATGCCTATACCGAGATTATCCGCGCCGGTGATGGCCGGGTTGTGGCGCTCAGCGTCCCGATTGCGCCGGAACTCATGACCGTGCGCCGTCTGCGCGATGGCAGCCTTCAATATGAGTGGTCGGATAACGGCGTCAGCGCAGTCGTGGCCCAAGACGACATGCTCCATATCCGGGGCTTCGGCGGCAATCCGCTGGGCGGGCTCTCAACCCTTTCGTTCGGCCGCCAGACCTTCGGGTTGGCCCAGGCGATCGAACGTGCCTCGGGCGACACCTTCCGCAACGGCGTGCGGCCCTCGGGTCTTCTCAAGACAGCAGACACCCTGACCCTCGACCAGCGCAAAATGGCCGAAGAGCTCCTGCAGGAGAAGTTTGCCGGCGCGATCAATGCTGGGCGGCCGATGCTGCTGGATCGCGGCATGGACTGGGTTCAGCTTTCGATCAGCCCGGAAGATGCGCAGATGCTGCAGAGCCGGGCGTTCTCGGTCGAGGAAGTCTGCCGGTTCTTTGGGGTGCCGCCATTCATGGTTGGTCACACCGAGAAGACAACCAGCTGGGGCACTGGGCTCGAGCAGCAGACGCTGGGGTTCCA